AGTCACCTTATGACGGTTCATTCTGGGAATGCGATCACGACACGCTCTACGATCGTGTGAACGCTTCACTGAAAGCCAAGGGTAAGACGGGACTAGGAGAACCAGGGCCGTCACAGAAGCAGTACGGTGCTTCAGGTGGTCTTCGAGAGTTTGACCTCTGGCGTCGAGTAGATTGATAAGACAAGGCCCGGAATGAACCGGGCCTTGTCTTTTGTAGGCTCTGTACAAGGAACCCGGACCCACTACTGTGGTGCACATGGTGAGTCACTTGTTACAATTGATTCATGGCAATCTACGTAATCAAATTTGACGATGGCTCCTACAATGAAGGTAGGGGTAATCAGGTGCAGCTTCGAGAGGCGACCCATTATGACACGCTCGAGGAAGCCGAAACGTATGCTCGCTGCCTCACGGGTGTGGCCAAGGTCATGAACGTTGCTGTTCACGAGAGCCACTGTTGTGGTGTTCACGGCTGCAAGTACGGCGATGAAGACTGCCCAGCTGCCAATGGCGAGACACGGCAACTCTACCCTTGTGAAGAGTGTCGCGAAGAAGATCCAAAAGACAAGGCGATCCGTGAACTGATCGCGCTGGCTCAAGACCTAGTTGATCTTCGCGATTATGACGCCAGCGCCAGCGAGTACGAAAACATCGTCCGCAAGATGCAGCCACATCTGTTCATCATCAAGCACGGGCACAAGTACCCTGGTCGTTTCTGATGAAGCAACAAACCCTTCAGGACCTGATTGAACGCAAGGTAGCCCTTGGCAAACAGTCTGCCAAGGGTTTTCGGGCGCTTCGTTGCCAAGTGTGCCACGACCACTCTGAACGGGCGGGCTTCAAGTTCGGCGGTGCGGAAGTTCGATATAATTGTTTCAACTGCCAGGCCCGCTTTGTCTTCACTGAGGGCGACACAAGCGTCAGTAAGAACGCGCGCCACATCCTCACGTGCTATGGCATCACGCGTGAAGAACTCAACGAGGTCACTGGCAGTTCGTTCCTGCTCAAGAAGGCCGAGACCAAGGAGATCACCCTTGAGTCGATGAAACCCCAAGTAAGTTTGCGCACGCCAGAGATTCAACTGCCTCCGCACTCTTACCCACTAGGTTCATCGTTCAGCGAAGAACTTCAGGTACCGATCCTTGAATATCTTGAAGGGCGGGTGGTTGATCCTCTAAGAGTGAACGCGCACTTCAGTACCGACCCTAAGTTTCTGAATCGAGTGATCCTGCCTTGTACTCGTGAAGGCAAGATTATCTTCTGGCAAGCGAGGACAATTCTCCCTGACGTCAAACCACGGTACCTATCGCCAAGCATCTCTAAGGATGCTGTGCTTTGGGGGTATGACAACATCTTCAAGAACTACGACATGCCGCTGTTCATTACGGAAGGCATATTCGACGCTGAACCACTTGAAGGCGTTGCACTCATAGGGTCAAAGCTTAATGAGGCAAAGCTTGAGATATTAAACCGCGTGAGACGGCGCAAGATCGTCGTGGTTGATCGAGATGGCAACGGTGAAAGATTGGCTGAGGTTGCGCTGAAGAACGGTTGGGAGATTTCATTCACCCCCCAAGACGTAGGTGACGTGAACAAGAGCATCCAGAAATATGGGCGCACGTTCACGATCTGGACCCTGATGAAGAACTCAACGGTCCCACAAGGCCTGAAGGCCACAGATGGGGTAAGTGTACAATCTAAACTTGAGCTTGGCATGCAGCTCGCTCTTGCAAAACTGACAGGGAAGAAGTGATGGCCTGTGTTTCATTCAGTAGCGATGATGGTAGCGTTGTCGGGTATGCCTGTATTGATGACTACTTCGGTCGACTGCACATTGGGAACAAGTACATTTGGGTGTCTCACCATCGGTATTGTGGTCCTACATTCTATCATGACCGCGAGATGTCAAAGATCTATGACCCTGTCAATGAAGACGATCCGATTTGGGAAGCCTTCTCCACGTGGTTAACGAAGAAGGAGAAAAATGAGTGATATTTTGATTGATGGCGATGCACAAAAGCTGTACGTTGCGTCTATGCTTGGAAACCCAGGCCTATTCGCGCGTGTTCAACACCTGCTGAAGCCATCATACTTTGACGGGCACCTTCAAGAAAGTGTCGCGTTCCTGAAGGAATTCTTTCATGCTCATCGTGGAGTTCCATCACAACCAGTATTTCAAGCGAAGACGAAACAGAACATTGAACCAGCGATTTTGCCAGTTCAAGACTTGCAGTTCGTAGCTGAGCAGATCGCCGGATTTTGTCAGATCAGAGCAGTTACTGAAGCAGTTCTTCAGGCACCAGCATTGATCGCAAAGGGTGACTTCGGCTTCATGGTCACACAAATCAAACTCGCAACTCAAGTTCAATTGAACGGCGATCTTGGTGTTGATTACTTTGAAGATCCACACGCTCGCCTTATGGAGAGCGAAGCGGCTGAAGTGCTCATGAGTACTGGCTGGGAAACTGTCGACGAGCTTATCGGTGGTGGGGTTGGACGTCAAGAGCTTGTGCTCTTTACCGCGAACTCTGGTGTTGGTAAGTCAGTTGCGATGTTGAACATGGCGCATAACCTGCTGAAGCGCGGGTTGAATGGCGTGTACATCTCTCTTGAAATGCGAGACAAGGTCGTTGCGAAACGCCTTGACTCCATGATCAGCAAGATCAGTGGCAAGAACATTTACTCAAACAAGCTCAAGGTCGGGGACGCCGTTGAGAGTGCGAAGCGAGATGGATTTGGTAGGTTCTTCATCAAGCGCATGCGCGAAGGGTCAACCACCGCCGATCACATCATTGCATATCTTCGTGAGTTGGAGGCCGTGCACGGCTTCAAACCTGACTTCGTTGTCGTTGACTACATTGACTTGATGGCGTCCGTACAGAAGCATGGTGGAGATAACATGTTCACAAAGGACAAGTTCGTTACTGAAGAAGTTCGCGCTATCGGCTTCGACTTCGATTGCTTGATGATCAGTGCTTCACAGCTTGGGCGTGGTGCTATTGAGGCAGCGCGTGAACAGAAAAATCTTGGACAAGATCATATTCAAGGCGGCATTTCGAAGATCAACACTTCTGACCTCGTGATCGCGTTGGTTAAGGATGAAGCACTTGAGGCGGCGGGTGAGTACAGATTTGAGTTCTTGAAGTCTCGAAACTCGAACGCCGTGAACAAGAAGCTCATTATGAAGTGGGATGCTGAAGCTCTGCTCATCACGGACGCGGGCTTGAACTTTGTGTCAAAGGCCCAACACGTCGCTAAACCAATTGGTAAGAAAGAACGACCGCCACCATTGCAGCTCGGGAACATAGTTCCTGGCAAAGGCGGTGATGGTCTTGACGATCTAATCAAATCGCACCGGAGATAACATGGACGAAGAAATCATCATCTACCTCATGATTGCACTTGTGATCTTGGGGACCTTTATACCTTGGTAATCAGGTTCACCTTCATTTCCGGTCTGAAGTAAATATGGCCGGTACCAACCAACTCAACCCTATAGGAGAATCCACATGGATCAAAGCCGTAACATCACCATCGATGGCATCAACTACGACGTCACCCAGTTCAGCCCTGAAATTCAGCAAGCTGTTGTCATTTACAACACTTTCCAATCTGACCTGCAAAAGGCACAGTTGGACGTGATCAAGAACCAAGCTGCACTTGCGAACGTCGGTCAACAGATCAGCGCAGCCGTGAAGCTTGAACTTGACAAGAAGGCCGCTGACGCACAAGCAGCGGCCGATGCCGCAACTGCAGCTGCAGCTCCTGCAGTTGATCCAGCTCCTGCAGTTGATCCAGCTCCTGCAGTTGATCCAGCTGCAACTCAAGGCTGATCCATGACGGTCCAAGACCTTGAACGTGCGAAGGTCGCGTTGTTCATGGAACCCGACCCTGAAAAATGCTGGGGCATCATGCATGATTTCCTAGTACAACTTCAAGGTGAAGCTCTTCGGAAGCTTTTCACTCGCTAAGTGATCAAAAACAAAGAGGACCTTCGGGTCCTCTTCTGGTTTCTGGTCCTAAATAACCCTATGAAAATTCAACGCCTCTCAGAATCCATTCAGCATATCGAAGACCTTCCGGTTGATCGGTTCATCGACGTTCTTCAGAACATGGCATCCATGTCAGCTCAAGAAAAACTCGATGGCGCGAACATCTGGGTTGGTGTAGATGACAAGGGACAGTTGTTTACCTCACGTGAAGGTAAGCGGGCTAATGCTGATAGGAAGTACAGCCCAGACGGCTGGGCTCTTGTTTCAGATAACAACCAATTTCGCGCCGCGCACGCAGCGCTGGCGCTTAAGGCACCTGTCGTTAAGAAGGTGCTGCAGCCTGGCGACACGGTTGAGGCCGAGGTGTTGTTCGGACGGCAGCCTAATAGCGTCACTTATGGCGCCGGTGGAAGGTCGTACATCGCCTTCCTGCGGGGGGTGAACGGCACTTCAGATGAAAAGGCCGCTGAGCTTGCTCGCGTACTTGCAAATCAACAGGTTGAAGCAACTGTCAAGATCGTTGACACCTCTGACGGTGAAGAGGTAGATGAGGTTTCAAGTTCCTTCCCGTTCCAGTTCACGTCTCCTCAAAAGGTTGATGCTGCAAAGGTTAAGACTGAAGCGAATCTAGACGGTAAACTCAAGGACCTTGAAGACTTCCTGCACAAGAGCAGCGACGTTCAAGGAATGACAAACTATCAGTTGATGTCTATGAACCTTCAACAGGTTCCAAAGGAAGAGCGTGGCGCGGTAAAGACTGCAAGAGCAGATCTGATTGCAACCGTTCAAGTAAAGTACAAGCTCCCGATCAAGCAGGCGCTGTTGGACAAGATCACTGTACGGTCTAGTCTTGCGGATGATGGTGAAGAGGGGATTGGCATTGAGGGCATCGTGTTGCGCGACCCTGAAACCGGCGATCAGTTCAAGATCGTTGACAAGGATGTCTTCACAACAATCAACAAGTTCAATCAGCACGCCCGCCAAAGTGTACAAGCTGGGTTGAAGACCGTTGACCCTGATTCTCCAATTGAATCGCGTGGTGGGTTACTTGGCGAACTCCGTATCAAGATCGCTGAAGTACTTGGTAATCGTGAGCTTGCAAAGGCGTCGAACGTTCGACGCGCGATGGAATCATTCAAGGGTGACACCCCAGAACAAACGATCAAGAACTTTGCTGATTCAATGACGGCGATTGATGACTTCCAAGCGGTGAAGAAGAAGGTCATCGCCTTGACAATGGCCACAGCGACATTGTTAAAAGAGCAACTTGAACAGTTTAAGGACAATCAAGAGCATTATCGACTGAAACTCAAGACTGGCAAAGAGGTTGGCCTTAGCCCAGAAGTTGTGAAGCGTACGCTTCTCGTCTTTGCCGAGGCAAAGCGTAATCTGACTGAGTTCTTTGAGAAGATCAAGGCTACCAAATCGCTCGCGCAATTCCTGGCCGTGATGTATGGCAGACAAGCGAAAACGTTGCACCAAGAACAAGAGCAGGATCTTGAGGAGGGGTTGATTCTTGAGAAGGCTAAACAAAAGGTAAAGCACAAGAAGCCGGTGAAGAAGGAACCAACGATTACACCAAAGATTGGTGACGTTAACCTGGACACGTACAAACAGAATGCATTTCAGATCTTGAATTCTTACATTGCGACTGTCTGCGTTGCGATGTTGATTTACCATGGTGAAGACAAGAATGGCATGCGGTTCTTACGCGATCAACCACACATGTCACTAAAGTCCTGGTCCGAGAACATGAGCCCATTGAATCACTGGGGGTTCATTGTTTGGCACCCAACCTCACGCACTGTGAAGCGTATGCTTCCAGATGAGACGATTCGTGCGCTACAGAAGATCACGAAGAACTTTCCGTCTTCAACCTGGAGATTCATGCACCGAGATTTATCATACGCGAACAGTGTAGAAGTGAAGTACTCAGATCATGCAGCCACCATGCACCGGTTGATCAGTCTTGCCGGGTTGCGCACAGACACACTAAATAGCGTATTGGACGGCGTCGTTCAGTGGACAACTCTCGGATACGATCAGAAAATCAAGGTGATGAACTCGCTGTACATGTACGCAATGCGATTCATTCCACACTCGATTCTCTTCGCGCGTCTAAGAAACATTCAACAGAATTTGCTGCTGAACGCAACAGGAATGAACGATCAAATGGTAAGTGAAAATCTCCTGTCAGAAATCTCGAAACTCGTGGAGGATGGCGACGCAGCCGGTAGTGGTGATACTGCTGGCGGTGAGGGTGCGTACGCCAATCCCGTGAACACCACTACCACTGCAACAACCGCTGCGGCCATCGCCCCATTGCCACAACGCATCGGTAACAAGCAGATTATTCGTCGTCAGCGGAATCCACAAGCCGTCAAGAAATTTACCATGAAGTTCCCAGACACCCGTAAGAAAGAAGATATCAAATGAGCCTCTTGAAGGAATTCGCCAGCGGCGACGTGCAACGGAACTTGAAGACCTCTGACGGTTCTGACGCTGGTTCTAATGACACCACATCAAAGCCAGCTGATGTTAAGTTCTCGCTCATGCGGAACATGATTAACAACAACGGAAGCGTGTCTGGATCAGATGTGAATGACTATTTGGAGCGTGCACACGACTTGAACGATGAAGTTGACACCGTTGGTTTCGCAATTGAAACTGATACTGGCGATCTAATCAAGGTCTACGTGAATGCACAGCAGGCTGATCAATTCGAACAAGAGTGCTCGAAGCTTCTTGGGTTGGATGATGACTCTGAAGCCGCGATCAATACTCTTGCGCAAAAATTTGACATTGTTGACGTTGTTTGGCCACAAGATCCAGGTGAAGATCTTAACACCGAAGATGATCCATATGGCAACGTGTCCATTGACGATGATCCATCAAACTTCATGGATGATGAAGACGAATCTGAAGTGGACAACATCAAGTCGACAACTGACGATGCAGATGAAAACCCAGATGAAAACGACGATGATTTAGATGATGCACTCCCAGCTGATGCTGACAGTTCTGAATCTAAGCCGAAGCACCACAAGAAGAAGTCTCTCATGAAGGACGTCGCCGGTGGAAGCGCGTCGGATGAGGGAGATGAGGATGAAGGCAAAGAATCCAAAGGAGCCGGAGAGTCGGACGAAGAAGATCAGGATTCTGGATCTGCTAGTGATTCCGATGAGGAAGATCATGAAGCAGATAACGCTGAAGACGAGGAGTCTGAGGGTGAAGAGGGTGAAGTAAAGCCTAAGAAAAAGAAGAAGCCAAAGGCTGAAAAGACCAAGGATGAATCTGAGGAAGATGAAGTCACTGAGGAAGGTCTTGAAACTTCAGGTTCATTGCTAGTTGAAGGCGACATCACGGTTAAAAACCTTCGCGTAATGCGCCACGGTATTAAGTACATGATTCTTAAGGGCGATGAAGAAATTGGTGATGCATTCAAACGGCCAAACGGTAAGTTTGGCGTTCGCTTGAAGGGCATCTATTGGAGGTCTGGTGAACCGTCAAAGACGGGCGGCATCTCTACAAACACCGTAGATAAACTGAGTCAAGTTCCAGCATTTGTGGCGGCAACCCTGTCAAAACTTGATGAACACCTGCGTGACGATGTTCAATCGCAAATGGATCGGAAACTTGCTGCAAAGGCTCACACCGCAGGTAAGTACGTCATTGACTGCTTGATGACAGGTGGTACGCTTGGTCGTCGTGAGTACCTCTATCAAGAAGAAGGCAAAGTGAAGTACTTCGACACTGTCGAAGAAGCAAGCGCATGTGCCAAAGAACTGAACACAAAACGAAATCACACTATGGCTCGTGCCGCGTACAAGTTCACGCCACGCGTCGTTAAAGAGGAAAATGAAATGAGCATTGGATCTAAGTTCCTTACCCGTGTTACTGAAGCAAAAACCAAGACAATCAAAGAACCTGACCTGTATGTTGAATTTGATGATGACAGCGGAATGTGGTGCGTCTTCAATGAAAATGGCAAAGCACTTGAGTCTTGTTCATCGAAAGAGCAAGCCAACGAGCTGTTGAAAAACCGCCAATCCCGTGTCACTGAAGCAAAAACCAAGACGATCAAAATCAAAGAGCCAGGTTGGTACGTTGTTGACCACATGGATAAGGCCGTTGCAGGTCCATACACCGAATCTGGCGCGCGCAGTGAGTGCGCTGAGATGAACACCGAGCACACCGAAAAGCATGGTAAGGGTGACATTCATCCATTTGACATCGCATACTTCAGTGACTATGATATCAAGCGTGCGGGTCAGAAGAACGAGGGCTTGAACGAAGGTAAGTCATATGTTGAACCTTGGGCGAGAGAAATCCTCGACGCCGCAGGTTTGAAGATCCCTACTCGTGAGTTCGTGTTCATGTCGGATACTGGCGATGGATACTGGATCTCGAAGGCGAAGGCCGACGCAGCCATTGAGAAGCTTAGGGCTCTCAAGAGTAAGTACCCTTCACAGAAGGCTGGTACTCACCTTGCGTTCGGCAAGAAGAAGGGTCTGTCTTTTGACTTTGATGATCCGGATGAAAAGGGTAAGGTTGGTGTGTTCTTCTTCGATGAAACTCTTGACGAAGCAGTTCAAACACCAAATGATGACTACATGAAAGCTGTTGTATCATTGGCTAGCGCGCTCGGTATTCCAGACGCGAACTTGAACTTCCAGTACAGCAATATTGTGCGTGAATTGCGCGCTAAGAAGCAAACACTCACGAATCGTTCAATGATTGAGCAACGCATTTACGCGCTCATTCAACTGATTCAGAAGGGCACGAAGCAACTCAGTACAGCACAACAAGCACAGGCTGCAAATGCAGTTGAAGAAGGTTTGAACGAAAGCTTGATGGAAGAGTTCGGTGCGCTGGGTGCCGTGGTTGGTCGTGACCTTGCCAAGTACAATGCGATTGAACCGGCGTCTGGTCCAGCTTTGAAGGCTTCCTATACCGGATCTGCTACTCATGAAGAAACCGTGTTGTTGCTTGCCGTCGATCCAGACAGTGAAGATGATGCAAAATCTCTCCGTGTTGGTATTGATGGTCCATGGGACGGTGAGATTCACGCGAAGTACTTCGCGAACAACAAGGACGGCTACAAGGCGGCTGTTGATTACGCGAATATGCTCCGCACTACTGAACTCAACACTGGTGGTCGTCCAAAGGGTTGGAAGGACAGCAAGATCGCTGATGTATCTCGTATCAAAGAGAGCACAGTCGGTTCACGTTTCTTGAAGCGCATTACTGAGGCCAAGGAGGTTGATTTTGACAAAGATCCTCCAAAGACAACAAGTGAAGTTGCTGGCGTATTGGCTGTGGTGTGTGATGATGGAAGCTTCAGCCCTGAACAAGTTATGGCTTTCTCTAAGAGGACCGATGCGAACAAGATCTTCAAGTTCTACAATGAGCGTATGGAAGGCTCTGATCAATACGTTGAACAACACAAGGTCGGTGATGTGTTCCTCGTGATCTGGCACGATCACCGCTCTGACTCTGAGAGCACCACCTTCATTACTTTTGAAGATGATAAGGCGAAGGCACGAGCATACGTCAAGGATCACTTGACGGGACAATTGAAGTTGTCTGATGTTGATTACATCACGGTGAAAAAGTGAACCCAGTCAAAGTAGACGGTTGGAACGTAGCCCATCTAGCAGGCGGGCTGCTTCTCAACGCCTCCGACTTTACTCTTCAGCTCAGCTCAGATGCTGTTGATAAGTTCCTGATGGTGCTTAACACTGGTAGGCCTGACACAATCAGAGATGTTGATGGCGCGCCGATCACCGTAGTCCCAGAACTGAAGTACGTGATCCTCAAACGTGTGAGTGATAAGACCTACCCAGGTGGTATTATTCTACCTATCAAGGCGTTCTCGGAGTTTGAGGACGATAAGGTGGAAGAAAATCTGAGTGAAGAAAAACGCCTAATGTTTTTTCGCACGAAGAATAAAATCATTCACGGTTATCGCGAAGCTGACCCGATGAAAGTGCCTCATAAAGCAAAACTCATCAGGGCGCTGACGACACAATTGGATAAA